CGAGGCAGTGACCACCGTGACCACCGTGCCGTCTGTCTGCTTTGCTGTAGAGGTCGTAAGCGTCAGCCCGGTGATCGGGTTCGGGGGCGTTGTATCGAACGCTAGAACCAGCGACAAATTCATCGGCCCATAGTAGTTCAGCCCTGAGTTACCGAACTGATCGTAAGGAGCGAAGATGAAATAGTACGGGACCGTGGCAGCGAGAGGAAGATTGATTGTCGTATCTGCCCCTTGGTACGCCAGCATGCCTGTGTTCGCCGCGTCATTATACGGAACCATCGCGGACGCCAAAGGAACAGACCCGACTCCGGTTATGTCGCTTAGGGAGAACGCAGGATTACGGGAAACGAATATAAGCATCCCTGCAAAGTCGGGATCATTCGGAGCCGTATAGGACACAGAAACAAATCCTGCCTTCGACGACACGCGAATCTGTGTCGTGTCAATTATAGGGGGCGCAGAGCCCACAAACGGAGCTGGATTTACTACATCGAGCTTCGCCGCGTTGGAGTAGTGACCAGAGGAATCCTGCCCTGCCACCTGAATTTCAATCTGCCGCGTGGGATTTCCTCCTGTATCCCTGAAGTTGTCCTCATACGTATAGCTGTACGTCTCATCAGTTGAGAAGTCCTCTCTAAGGAACGTCGAAGGCGTCGTTCGGGTATCGTAGAGCCGAATGTCATAGCCTACGATGTCGGGATTGCCTGCCGTTCCCGCCAGCGAGCCTCCCGTACTCGGCGAATTATACCGCCAGTCAAAGCGCGGAGTGTCCCCTGTGAAATTGAGATTGTTGCCTTGTCCTGTAAGCTCCAGTCCGGTGATACCTGAATTGGACAGGGTTTGTGAGGCCAAGGTATGTACGTCGTACACCCAGATCGAGGCGATACCTAGCGAGTTGTTCGCGCAGACCCTAATCGTGTAATCAGCAGGAATCAGTACATTGAAGTCCAACGTGGGCGCTGAGGTTGTGCCCACCGGAATGTAGTTACCGTTCTGGAAAGAGTACTCTACGGTGTAGTCCTTGATAAGGGTGTCCGTCGAGGGAGTCCAAGAGACTGTAATCGTGCGCTGAAGCGTCTCTCCGACTACGGCGAACTGATCGGTTATGTTTAAGTTTGTCGGGGGCTGGCAGTATCCTCCGTTATTATATGAGGTCAGCGAACTCGTCGGAGGACTGGAGAAGGGCGCCCCGGTCTCCACGTAGGCGTACTTATTCGGGTTGTACTGTAGCCCGCCGATCTTGAAGGTGTTTCTACCTGTCTCCTCTACTGAGAGGATTCGGAACTGCTGGGGAACAAGATTGCTTGCGGAGACGGCAAACACCGAGCCAGCCGAAGGAACATTACCCACGGAGATGGCCGCGCTGAACGTCAGGGTCGCTGTCGAGACGGGAACTGAGGTCGCAGGATTAACTAGCGCCTGCACCTGTAATGCTCCCGAGGTATTCGTGAAGTAGCAACTATAGGTCGTCCCTACGGCAAAGGTGATTGCGGCGTCAAAGATTATCGTCGTCGTATTGCACGAAACAATACGACCACCCATTCGAGCACCCGCCTTGTACTGGTCTACAACATTGACAACCAGACCGGGGTATAGGGGTGCTCCGTCCCATCCCGCCTCCCACATGCAGGTTTCGGTATCGTTCTGCTCGGAATAAAGAGCCCAACGGCCTGCACGGCGAGCCTGTCCCCTAGAGGCGCATCCGAAGGCGGTTATGTCTAGCTCACGAACTCCCCAAAGACGCACCGCCGGTGTGTCCTCCACGTACTCATAGTTGAGTTGGGAGAAATTTTCTGGATCGTTCCAGCCGACGATACAGGTCGTGTGTCTCGACTTCAGGGCTGTCCCGGAATAGGTGAACATCCCGTCGACAACGTTAGCGTTCGTGAACGTTACCTGGGGGTCGGCAGGAGAGTCCTGGTAGAGTTCAATCTGTCCTCCCGTCCAGAATACGATACCGCGGAAGACTGCCGCCATGTTCGCAACAACGCGGAACGCATCGTCCCTATTCTGAATGAATGCGTTGCAGGTGAATCGAGGCTCCATCCCTCCGTAGCCATCAGGAACGAGGCCATCGCAGTACTGCCCTATGGTGTATAGGGTGTACTTGTCGATCGCACTGGACCCGAAATAGCTTCCTAGTCCGTATCGGCTGCTCGTCAGCAGATCATAGAAGCACCAAGCGGGATTATCGCTCCACGCGGTCACGAAAGTACCGTCCCAAATGCCTCCGGTGGTTCCCGGTCCGGAAGTCGCATAGGTCCGAGCAATGGGATCGTAGTTCGTAGGAATCTGAATCTTTAGAAGCTTCAGATGGTACGCCACAGTCGGAATCGAGGAGAACTGCTTCGAGTCGAACTGACCGGCAAAGATGACCGAGTTCGGATAAGTCAGCAGGATGTCCTTGATGCTGAACAACGAGTACCAGTAAATCGTGTTGACGGTGTTCTGGTCCACCGAATCGGGAGTGTCTCGGATAACCTGAATTGTCCACGGCCCCGGCCCTAGGGGCGTGAGGTCGATTCTGAAAGAGCGGACAAACGGAGAAGAACACTTGCCTGTGATCGAGTCAGTATAGACTGTCGAAAAGCTCGTCGTGGAGCCCTTCGCTTGGACGTGGTAGCTGCACGATGCGCCTGTTATATGTACGTTGCTCCCCGAGATGACCTGCGTCTCCATCGTGGGAGTGTAGATCGACAGGGCCGCCGCGTTGGCTGAAAGGTCTGTGATCGTCGCAGACAGGGGAATACCTGAATACAATGGCGTTGAGGGAACAGAGATCTCCGTCTCCACACTGTCGAATCCGGGAATGGGGTCTTGAGCATCTGTTCCGTAACGGTACATCATCACGAAGTCCAAGAAATTGCTTCCCGTATTCGTGGTGAACTCTACTGCCGTATTACTGACTGTCGATACCGCCGCATTGCTAAGAATTACGCCGTAGACCCCTGCTGTTCCGTTGTCGATGCGCACTACGGTAGAGCCGCTGGGAACGCTAACACCCACAACAGTCTGCCCCACCGCAATCCCGTCCAACTGATTCAGGTCCTGAACAGTACATGTGAGCTTCGTGTTCCCTATCTCGCTATCCATCGCAATCGAGGCGCTGATCGTGCCGCTTCCGCCAATCAGCGGAGTGTTGTTCAGATAGACTGAGGCTAGCCCGTTGACTAGCCCCTGAATCTCGCCCTCGCAGATCAGATGAATAAACTTTACGTACGACTCCGATAGCAGCGTGTCTGGATCGGTCTGCGTCGAAGCACCACCTCCGCCTCCACCCTTACCTCCACCTCCAGCACCGAGGATGCGCTTGGGAGGCAGATCAATAAGCTCTTTTTCCCGTTCGGGATCGAGTCTAATCATGGAAATTTAACGTTAAATTTAGAAGCTAACGCCTGTAGGGTAGATACCGTCCCACGAGGTATTAGGATTCCAAGTGACGATTGCTGTGGTGACGCCGGGACCTGTAGATACGCCGCCATCGGATGTTCCGCCCGCGCCCGAATAACCGGAAGGAGTGACACCTCCATTAACGATACCTGCGCCTGATCCGGTCGTGTCTAGCACGCCGTTGGAAGGGTTGATGTCAAAGGAGTCCATGCCTGCGTTGACGACTATTGGACCGACGAACAGAGTTCCATAGCCAATTGGCACAGGAGCACCCTGCTGCGAGGTCGTCGCAGGTCCGCCAAAGACATAGCTTCGGCCCGCCGAATAGGTGCTCTGTGGATTTGCGACCATCGCAGATAGCCCCTGAAGGATCATGCTCGTGCCCATCAGGGCGGCAAAGGCCACGAAGTTTCCTGCGGCAGTCAGGACTGTTCCGCCACCTGCTGCGGTCGTGGATAGGCCGGAGAAGAGACCTGCGCCTGCGCCGCCCGTGTAGACCGTCACAACGACTGCGGCCACGATCAGGAGTGCTCCGATTACCAAGTCCAGGGCGCCAGCCTTGGACCCCACCACGACGGGGAAGATGTCTACACGCTTCTTCGCGGGAAGAAACAACTGCTCCTTAAAAGCCATAGGGGCCTCGTCGATCTTTATCCTGTACTGAACTCCCGCCTTATCGCGCTCAAGAATGTGCTCCTTGAATCCCGGCTTCTGAAGCATAACAGCTCGAACTGCGTGGGCGGGAGATTTCGCATCCACGCAGAAGTTGCGTCCGAATATGTTCCCCAGTCTGCCGTGGAGATGAAGATGAATCAGCATGGTTAAAGTAGAGACTTATGCCTAAGGGTCATGTTGTGATTTTTCAACCAGAATCCACCTAGCGGCTGATGACAGGAGAGGCGGTTCATCACATGATGCAGCACCAGCATCGGCGTCTCAGTCTGGACCACAATCGCTAGGTGATTGGGAACTGGACTGACTAGCTGAATCAGTAGCGCGTCATGCACCTTCAGATCGTTGACGCGGACAAACCCGCACTTCTCAAAGTTTTCAACGTAGAGGTTCCCACCTTTTTCCCACCAATCATTTTCCCTATAGAAGTCAGGAAGCTCAATCCCCAGTACGCGCTTGTAATAGTCGCGCCCGAGCGTGTAGCAGTCTACGATTCCGTGAACAAACTTGCGCCCCACCAAAGGCATCTCCCAGTTCTGGGGAGTATAGGAGGACCACGCGTTGTCGGGCCATGAGTAGATCAGCCAAGGAAGCTCCATTTCCTCAGAGATCAGCCTGTCCACGTCTGAGGGTGCGGCAGGGGAATTTGGATGGCTATGATAAAGACAGATGATCTCCCCAAGCTTCTTGGCGTCCAGATACGTGTCAGGATTCATCAGAAAAGCCTCCGTAGGCTTCCTGTAGAGGTTTGCGCAGGGATAGACCAGCTCGGTACCGTCCTCCTTGCGTATTACGTACCCGCAGATTTCCTTAGGATAGCCCTCACGAGCTAATTCCTCAATCTTCTGTTGTGTCGGTAATGCAATGTAGTTCATCTTTAGTATCCTCCGCCAGAAACGAGCGGAACGTTCATAACGCCGGGAAATGCGCCAAAGGGGAGGGCGCTCCCGCCTGTTCCAAAACGTAACTGGCAGGACGTAAGCTGCTTTCCGCAATCATCAGCAAACCAGTGCGTCGGATCTCCGGGCGTGACTCCCGTACATGCGAGGAGATTCATAAATACCGACGCAGGAGAACCGTACCATACGTGCATCCCGGCAGTGTACGCCGTGGCCGCGTTGTATTGAGGAAAAGGTGCAGACGTCGGGCTCGAAGTGAACCCGTTCGGACGGGCATTGTCTAAAATGTCTGCCACTGCGGAGCCTGTGAAGGGGCATCCAGCGCCACTCCTGTATGCCCAAGCGCACATGTTGGCAGTGACTTGTCGGGCAGGCAACAAGGCACCTTCAACGTCAATCAGGGAGGCGAAAGTAAGTTCTACGATGTTCTTATTCTCTGTGACCTTCTGCTCCATGAAGAAAACGTCAGGAGTTAGAAACTGCGTCGGGTCGGCATTTGGATTCGTGTTGCCGGGAAAGTTCACTGCGTCGATGAATCGCGCAAACGTTCGTATACGAGTGAGTTGCGCACCCAATAGGTCATTGAAGTTCAACGCCAGCGTAGTGAAGAGGAGGCTGGTATTCGACATCGTGACTTTCAGTCGTGGCATCGCTCCACCTGTGTTCGCGGCGAATCCACTGATCTGAATCGGCCAAGGCTGATACTGCTGCCCGTTCCAATACATCGGCAAGCTGAGTCCGTTGGTCCCTGTATGAAAGTAGTACTTGTTGTTGCTCCCGGTCACTTTGGGCGTCAGGTCGAAGACGTAGAGAGTCACCATCGCGCTCGGCGCGAGCTTCTGGATTTCCTGCTGGATCGTTCCGCTCATAGAAATTTAACGTTAAATCCTTACGTCGGGATGTCAAAGTTCTCCTCGAAGGTCGCCGTGAGGGTGAACAAGTTGTACTCACGGAACTCGAA